ATGAAATGTCCTCAGCGGCTTTGATTGTTGGCGATATGGGCAGCGACAGCCAAAAAGATTGCGAACAGATTGTATTCGCAAAGATCGAGAAACTAGAGGCCCTTCGCAAGGCTGGCAAATCGCCAGTGCTTAAAACTGGGATACCGGCTTTCGATGCGATGCTCATGGGCGGGATGCCTAACGGATACATCACCATCGGGGCTAGGCCGTCAATCGGGAAATCGGCTCTTGGAATGGAGATAGCCCTGCGGGTGGCTCAGGTCGAGAAAGTGCCGACGCTATTCGTCTCGGTTGAAATGACACTAGATGATTGCGGCTCAAGGCTGACGCTTCGAGACACTTCCGCGACGATGCAAGATCTGAACTACCTGAGTTTTACGGACGCCCAGCTAAGCGAAATGATGGGGACGCTATACGCTTTCAAGGGCGTACCTTGTGAAGTGTGGCATTGTCCAGGGGCATCGATTGCCAAGATCGAAAGCCGAATCCGAACCGACATGGCAAAGCGCGGGACCAAGCTAGTAGTGATTGACTACATTCAATTAGTCAAGGCTCAAAAAGGAATATCCGACAGGCGGCTACAGGTCTCACACGTATCGAATGAGATTGCCCGAATGAGCAAGGCGTATGATATTTCGATCATATCGCTAGCCCAAGTTGGCAGAACTGCCGAAGGGCAAATGCCGACGCTAGCAGACTTAAAGGAAACAGGGTCTATCGAGGAAGATTCGGACGTCGTTCTGTTTCTTCATCGAGAGGACAGGGGCAGCGAATCAATGACCTGCCAAGTCGGAAAATTCCGTAACGGTCGAATCGCAGCGTGCGATTTGAAAATGCTACGGGGCAAGGTTGTTGGGATGGAAGAGCGTAGCGGTAACTTTAATGATTTCTAGAAAGGTTTCGAAATGAACAAGCAGCAAATGGAAGACAGAGAACAATTCAGGCGGTACGCAGAGGCGGCGTTGGCGAGCATAAGGCTTACCGCTGACCTGTCATTTACCGATTGCGCAAGCCAAGCATTCTTGCAAGCCTCGGCAATGATGCGAGACGAGCAAAGGTTTTTTGAGGCGTATCAACTCGATGCCCTTTCGGCCATTGTTGACGATGAGCGAATCAAGCATGAAGGAAAGTAAACCAACACTACGAGCAACAATCCGAACGCTTCAACGTGAAGCTGGGAAACTTAAAAGGCAAGTTGAGGAACTACAGGCAAGGAACAAGGAGTTATTGAAATGCGTGAGACAACTGACAAACAAGAACCATCCAGCAAGGAGGGCGGGCAAGTGCAAGTAGGCGATACCGTTTGGGTTAAAGCTAAGGTGGCCGAAGTCGACAACGTTAGCGCAAGGCTGACAACGGAAGTTTACGGGCAGAGTTTTTGGGCGGCGAACAAAGAGTTTTCAAAAACAAGAATCGAGGTGCAAGATGAGTGAGAAATTGAAAGCGGGCGATAAGGTTTTGGTATTATGTAAGGTGATTGAACCATGGGAAAACCTAATAAAAGTGACGGGAAGCGGCGATGATAACTGGTTTTGGGCTGACCGGGACCACTGCCGACCCGTCGAGCCGTTCAACTCTCCGGAAACCCCGGATAGTTTGAGCGACCCGATGCGGGAGGCGTTCGAGGCCGATTTGATTCAGCAAATGGGGTGGAGCCAAGGTGATTTTGCCAGAAATGAAAATCATTATTTTGATTCTCAGGTTGAATTGATATGGCAAGTCTTCCAAGCAGGGGCTGAGTATCAATCAAAACCCCTAGCCCCTAGCCCATGTATGGATGGCGTAGATGCCGATCAGTTCATCGAGGGCATTATGGAGGCAAGGGGGCGAACTGGCGACCCCTTGGCGGTTGGCGATGCGGTGGTAATCGTCGAGCGTTCGCATAAATGGCGTGGGGTTCGAGGCCGAATCGTATCGGTTTCAGAGAGCAATGAGTATCCGCTGGAGTTTATTTCGGATTGCAGGAAGCGTCTCGGCTATTTTCGATCGTCAAGCATCAGGAAGATCGACCAAGCCGACCCCATCAACCCTTCGCACTACAAGCAAGGCGGCATTGAGTGTATCGAAGCGATGAAAGTGGCTTTAGGCGGCGGCTTTCTTGGCTACCTTCGCGGCAACGCGATAAAGTACCTTTGGCGGTACGACAAGAAAAACGGCGTTGAAGATTTGAAGAAGGCTCGATGGTACTTAGATCGACTGATTAAGGAGGTAGGCGAATGACACGCAAAGAATTTATCGAGTACCTTGAGGGGCTTCGCCTTGAAGCAATAACCCGAATGAATAAGATCATACCAACTGGTGACGTAAAATCAGCTAACTACCAGCTGGGTAAATCCGTTGCCTATCGTACCGCGATTGAAAAACTTGAAGAAAAAAAGGAAAGCGAAGCGGGCGAATGAAACTCAGGCAAGCAAGGAAAATCTGTCGGCGTGCTATGTGGGGCAGGAAAGCGGACGATTATCGCAACCGCATTAAACAAACGACCTACGCCAAGGCCCTTGACTGCGGCTATCAAATTGTTCGCAGGGCGATTAGAGCCAACCGCAAGCGACGAAAGGAGTTAGGCGAATGATCTACTTAGGCATTGACCCCGGGCCGGTCGAGAGTGCGTTTGTTTGGTGGGATGCTGTAGCGGAAAAGGTTATCAGGCTTGAATCGATTCCGGTGTTCAAGCTTGGATCGTTTGAGATCGGGCCGCTACTCAAGGGTGTCGACCACGTTTCGATTGAATGGATAGAGTGCTTCGGCATGGCAGTCGGTCAAGAAACATTTCGCACAGTGGCGGGCATTGGCTGGTTTGCGTCGCTCTTGTACGATCGCAGTTGGCACTTGCGGCTTATCCCGCGTCGATCGGTCAAGCTACACCTGTGCAATTCGATGAGGGCCAAGGATGCCAACGTCCGGCAGGCTCTTATCGATCGCTTCGGGCCGGTCGGAACCAAGAAGCAACCGGGCAAGCTCTACGGCGTGGCTACTCACTACTGGGCGGCTCTTGGCGTGGCGGTGTACTCGGCTGACGTGTTCGACCCGGGGCAGTTTTGGATCGAGGATCTACGGAACAAGGCAGGCAAATGACCAAACGCAAAAACATAATCCAGCCTCCCGAAGTATGGGCGGCGTGGTCCAAAATCGCCGAGTCGAAAGGCTGGACAATGGCCCGGTTCATTTTCGAGGCAGTAAACAAGCAATACGGGCTCCACCAAGAGCGACCGGGGCGAGGGCGGCCAAAGTCCAAGCCGGTGGCCAGGAAGCGGCAAAAGCGAAATTCGGGCCTCCGGTGATTGTCAACCCCCTTGACTGGGGATAAGATGTTGGAAAGGAGAAAAACCATGAACTTAGGCGAACTTGTCAAGAGCAAGCGATTTTGGGCGGCAGCGGCTACGATTGCCGTGGTTGTGTTGAAGGATCGCGTACCGCTCAGCGAAGATCAGATCCAGCAATTGGTTTGGGTTATTGGGGCGTGGATCGTTGGCGATTCGGTCCGACCCCTGCCCAAGCCCGATGAGGTGGCAAAGTGAGTTTCTTAGAGCGACTGCAAACAGCGGCCAAAGCTCACGAAGCGACTTTTGCCGAGTGTTACGCTGAGGCCGATGGCAACGAGCGAAAGGCCAAGCGATCGCTTAGGCGAAAGCTTTTTGCTGAGCATCGCAAGGGCAAGCCGGCTTACAAATTCATTGATCCGGCCACATTAGCCTTGATTTTCGCCCTGATGCAATTGGCGTTCAAAGCCTGGAAATGGGCCAAAGACAACGGCTATTTGACGGCGTACGAATACAAGGCGGTGCCGTTGCAAACGATGCTTTTGGTGGCGTACAACGCAGGCGAATTCAAGGAAACTGTCGAGGTTCCTTTGCTGGTTGAGATGTTCGACGACGACGACGACGAATAACCCCTAGCCAACCCGAACTTTACCAAGCGAATAGGGGCTCGGTGAGTTGGCAGGGGTCCTAATTGGAGTGACGATGGCGAAGCAAAAAGACAACTGGATTCCTTGGGTAATCATTGGGGGCTTGGTCCTCTACGTGATGAACCAACAGCCAAAGGAGGGAGGTGATCCATCTAGGCCTGTCGGGGTAACTGCCGTCGTCCGGTCGACGATTCCATCAATTCGAGCGGCGTACAAACAGGCTTTTCTCGATGCGGCAGCGAAGATCGAGAGCGGAGAAATATCCAACCAAGAGCAATGGACCAAGTTTATTGCCGACAATGCAGGCGGCAAAAATCGCGAGGCTCTCGACCGGGTTTACTCGGCGATCGATGAGCTAAAATTGCCGGTGACGTTTGCGGGCAAGGAATCCGAGATAGCAAAAATCAATCGAGAAATCGCGGGGGCGTGGTAAATGAGCGACGTAAAAGCCCCAAATACAAAACCAGCACAGGCCGAGGATATTTACGCCAGGGGTCTGGACTACCAACACTACCGCGAAGACTTCCAGTTCCTTTTTGGGCTTGGCTTTTTCGGGATTTTTGCGGCTTTGGGTGTTTTAATTGCTCTTGCTTGCGTGCGAAGCGACCAGATCCGGCGGCTAGAGCGACTTGAAAAACTTAACGGCATCGAACAAACTCAAGAGCCTTGCGGATGCTGTCCGCTAGGCGATTTGGCAACAAAAGGAAATCGGTAATGACTGAAATCGGACTAATCACTTGGTACATCGTTCAGCTCGTCCTTTGGGCAGGGCCTTTCGGCGTGGGGGCGTTCCTGGCGGGATGTTTCTTCGCAGGCTATTTCTTAGGCCTCAAGGTGTCGCGGCTCAAGCGATCCAATCCGATGGGGGCCCAAAAGCTCGACCACATCAAATACGATATCCTTCCCGATGGCACCTTGGGTCCGGGCGACAATCGAGGGCTGGAGGATGGCGAATGAAACGGGTAAGACGGTACGCGGCTAGGGTAATTTTGTTTGTGTTGCTTTTTGCAGCGTTTCCGTTTGCGATAATCAAGATCCTCTCAGATGCGTTGTTTGATTTTGTCGTTAATCCAATGCTCGACGGCTTGGAGGTAATCGCAGACGATGAGTGATTTTTTCACAGGCTACAATCCAACAATCGAGAACCGCGACGAGATCCGAGCAACCTCGACCGAGCTTGGGTTTCGCGTCGGCGATTACGAGGCACCCGAAGAAATCGACCCTCGGCCAATGATGAGGCATGACAAGCAAGGCAATATGGGCTCTTGCCAGGGTTTTTCGCTTGCCAATTCCTGCGAGTACGTTTGGGCTCTTGCCCAAGGCGGCTTTTCTGCCGAGCGTCAATTGTCGTCGCTCTACGCTTACCTCGAGTCTCAGCGGCTCGACGGCGGCAGGCTATTTGGGGTTGATAAGGGCTCGACGATCAACAGCGGCTTGAAGGTCGCAACCACGATCGGGATGCTGCCCGAAGCAGATTTGCCATACAGGACACCATACCCAAACAACGCTCGAACGATCGTAACCGATGCGATGCGGGCCAAAGCGGGCCAGTTCAAAATCAGGTCGCATACTTGGTTAGAATCCTATGATGCGATTTTTCAGTACCTAGCCTCTGGAGTTGGCGCGGTTCATACCGGGACTCTTTGGAATGATTCGTTCTATGCTCGCGATGGCGTACTCAGATCAATCAGCCTTCGCGGTGGCGGTGGACATGCTACGGCGTGGCTCGGCTACTCGAAACGGGTTGATAGCAGAGGTCGCAAGTACCTTTGGCGATTGAATAGCCACAACGATTCTTGGACCGAAGTTTCCCCCGAGGTTATCGACCAACTCTGTAGGCACGAATACACATCGATCGTCGGCGTGTCGGACTTATCTACGCCGGGACCAAGGGCGGTATCTTGGATGCAATCGAGGCCACTAGGATGAACGAAAAAGGAGGGCCGGTAATTATGGTTGCTTTGTTGTTTGGGTTGTTTTGGTTATGCAGCGAACCGGCTAAGGATCCGACTCAGTGCGACTTGACGGATTCGTCGGCGTTGATCGAGGAAGTCGCAACTGTCAAGGAATCCTTTACAGTTCAACCTGTCGACCCGCAGCCAAGCCCCTCGGACAAGCACGAAAAGACCAAACGCGAAATCCTGATTTTCGTCTCTGCGAATTGCCCCCCATGCGAGAAGTGGAAGCGGTGTGAAATGCAACGTTTCATGGATGCAGGCTGGGCGGTTGGAATTGTCGAGGTTCATTCCTACGGGCTTACGCCGACCTTTGAAATCGAGTCCGGCGAAAAGAAAGCGACGATCAAAGGCTACACAACCCTAGAGCAAGCAAGCGAGGCGGTGCGATGAATCTATTGGCTCAGATTACATCCAACGACAACCTTCTGCTTGGCGTAATTGCAACGGCTGGAGGTGCGATGTCAACGGCTATCGTCCATCTCTATTTCCGCGATGCGACAAAAGGAAAAGAGCTTGTCGACATGGTCTCGAAGGAGTTCACAGAATGCAAAAAAGACCGTGATGAACTCAGGAAATTGTACTTTGAACTAAAAGGCAATCTGACAGCGATCAGCAAGGAGCAAAAATGAGCCAAGCACTAATCGACGAGCTTTCAAAGCCCGAGTACGCTTCGATGAGCGACCAAGCGGCAGCGGACGCAATCAACTCCAAGACGGTGACGATTCGTAAGCCTGTTGACCTTTGGATGGTGGTAGAGCATTCATCGAGGAACGGTTATCGAGCCAAGCTTGAGCTAGCAAGAACGAACGGCAATCATCCGTGCCAGGAGACGGCAATCAATATCCTTGAGTATATCAATTCGCCAAGGCTTCAAACGGTCGACATGGATTTGCCCTCTACGCGCGGGATGGTGCAAGCCTTGGTTCAATGCCATTTCGCGACGCAAACAATGGCCGATGAATTGTTGGCCCTAGCAGATCAGAACGTTCGATGGGTCGATCATAACGGCATCGGAACCCTAGGCGTCGGCCTAGTCCAAAACGCTCGAAAGAAAATAGGGGTTCAGTAAATGCCCGATATCAAAATTGCCTACGGTTCAGCCTTCGACCTGACGATTACCCTTGCATCCCTTACAAGCGATACCAACTTGCTAGCGGGTCGAGAGTCGGCAGCGATTGACAACACGACGGACAAGAATCTCGACTACCTTATCAGCGGCAAGATCACAACAGGCACAAGTCCAACGGCATCGCGTTCAATTCAGATTTGGGCGATTGCTTCCTTCGACGGAACATCGTGGCCGGATGTTTTCGACGGGACAGATTCAGACGAAACGATTAGCCTTGCGAACGTGAAAACCAGTTCGGTTTGCCGGTTGGTCGATGAGCTTTCGACGACAGCGACAAGTAATGAGGACTACTATTTCGCAGGCGTCTCGATTGCTCGTTTGTTCGGCTCAGTCCCTCCTAAATTCGTTTTGTTTGTGACTCACAACACAGCAGTCAACTTAAATTCAACGGCGGGCAATCACGTTATCCGAGTCCAGCCAGTCTACAGGACGGTCTAATGCCAAGCCTACCACGATCGCATAGTATCGTCGGCAGATGGGTGCCCTCAGCGGGTGCTACAGGCTATCGTTTGGTCGATCGCGTTCGGTCGAATCATGGCACGCTGACCAATATGGACCCCGCTAGCGATTGGGTGGCAAGCGGCGGTAAACTGGCGTTGGATTTCGACGGGTCGGATGATTCTGTTGTCGCTACGATCCCGCTCCTCTCTGGGAGCCTTTCGTTTTCCGTGTGGGCCAGAGGAGTTACCGGCAATGCAAGTACTAATTACATAGCGTCTATACCAATAGTTAGCAGCGGATCAAATGGAATCGACTTCCGAAACCCGACAAACGCGCAGGCTAACTTAGCTTTAATCGGAACCTTCGTGACGATTAACTCTGGAGTCGATATTCGAGGCTCATGGAATCACTTACTACTAGGCTATGGAAATGGAGTTGCGTTTTTTTATGTCAATGGAATTTTAGTAGGCTCTCAGGCATGGGTGAACGGAGTGAACTCCTTAAGTGCACGAGAATTAAATCTTGGCAGGTTCGGCACGTTTGGTTCTTATTCTCCGGTGCAACTCGACGACATAATTATTTTCAACACCGGACTAACCGCCAACGAAGTCCGTCAAGTTTATCGGCTTGGCCGTGGCTACGGCGTATTCCCAGAGCCGGATTTCGATGAAGGCTTTGCGGCGGCAGGTTTCAAGGCATATTGGACTACGCGTCAATCACAACTAATTGGAGGCGGTCTGTAATGTACCCAAGAAACGCAGCAAGCCCGGAACGAATTTCGATTGGTGCGGTTGTCCAGATCAGCGATGGAGCGGTTCAAACGGCAGGCGTGACCGTCCGGATATTGCCCTTCGGAGGCTCTGAGGCTGACGGCGTTGGGACCGTTGCATACTCGACCGATGGCGTTGTTCTTTACACGCCGACGCAAGGCGAAACCAATTACACTTCGTTTGTTTTGATCGCCAAGAAAACTGGTTGCATTCCGGCTAGCGTGACGGTGGTAACTTCGGCTAGTGCTGTTGCGGGACATGCCGGAACGGATCAAAGCAAGATCACGAACAACACGGCAACAGTCAATCTTTCGGGAACCACTATCAAAACGGCAACAGACGTTGAAACAGACACGCAAGATATCCAAAGCAGATTACCAACGGCGTTGGTCGATGGCCGAATGGTTTCGGTTGCTGAGGTTGTTGGCGACAAGACCGGATACACGGCAACAGTCTCGGACAAGACAGGATTCAAGCTTGCTAGCGATGGCTTGGCTCTTGTCACAGCATGGACGGTTGGAATCACAGGCAGTCTTACGGGCAACGTCACAGGGTCGGTCGGTTCGATTAGCGGCGTGACTTTCCCGGATAACTTTGGCAGTCTCGATATCACGGTCGGCGGGGCGATTGCAGAGCTTGGGGCCAATGCATTGACGGCCAACGGTGCGGTAGATGCAATTCCGAGTGCCGTTTTCAGTGCTTTAACTACCGCGACATGGCCAACCGATAGCTTCGGCAAGCACATCCTGATAAGCAATAACAACAACCGATCAGTGCAAGTAACCGGCGCGGGATCCGGGCATATTGCAGCGGACATTCACGCACTACAAGCAGGCGTGATAACCTCAGCGGCATTCTCTGCTAATTGGCTTACCGCGGCAGGTTTGGCAGCGGATGCGGCTACAGAGATTGCAACAGCGGTTGCAGCTACTCAGGCTCTTAGTAGGCTCGATAGCATGATCGAAAGCGATGGGGCTGGGCAATTCCGTTTCGATACGATTGCGGTTTCAATGGTTGCGGGCGGTGCTGGCGGGACGGATTGGAACACGAATGAGCGGACGGCATTTAGAACGATACTGGGATTCAATTCGGCTGGCGATATTCTCGACCCATCGAGCGGGATATTGGATACGATCAGGGACAAGACGGCATTGATTACGGCGGGCGGTACGGTCAACGTATCAACCCCGGTAACGGCAACGGGCCAACTGGCAAGCCCGCTTATTATCGGTGACGATTACCTAGCGGCCAACGGACGGCGGTTTAGGTGGACCGTGGCACTGCCTAGCGGCTACGTTATCGGCACTTCGACGGCTCGATTCGGGATGAGGTATGAGGATGATGAAGGCGTGAATGAATTCATCGCTACTGGGACCGTGACCGATGCAACGGGCGGAAATGTCCATCTTGATTTTGACGTTGCGAAGACCGTTACAGGAACGCTCCGACCGGGCTGGTACGAATGGTCGGTCGAGATCGTCAGTGCGACAGGCACGGAGATTACGCGGGTCAAGAGCGGGAAGAACGTAGAGTGGCAGGAGAAGCAGACATGATAAAGCTCTCCAAGCGTGAAGAGCGCAAGCTTGCTACCTATGAAAAGTACAAAAAGCAATGCAAGGAATGCGGCGTCATTTTCTCCGATCGAAGCAAGGTGTTTTGCAGCGATGATTGCAGGCGTCGAAACGTAGAAAGCCGATTGGTTTATTCGTGTTCGCATTGCGGCCAAAGAGTTAGAAAAAGGACGGTTTCTAGGGCGTCGTTTCAGTTCTGCAATAAAGACTGTCAAGCGGCGTTTCAATCCAGAGTCGGATACGATGCAACGATCAGAACTCGATCGCAGGCTAACAGGTCCAAGCTTGCAAAACGCAAATATCGATCACAGCAAAGCAAGCAGCGAAAGGCTGTTTCAGAGGGCTATCAGTGGTGGAGGCTGTGCAAAACAGAAATGCAACGCACAAAACACCAGGAAAAGGACGAGTGGGAATCCAGGTGCTCGAATGCCCTGTCGGCATTAAAAGCTAGGTTTGAGCCAGTTTTTAAACTGAAGAGCCAAAAGATTTGGTCGTGGGACTTGAGGGTTGCTGACGCAAGAAAAGACCTTTACGGAAATAAAAAGCAGGAGTTAACAGAGGATTTAGCATGGAAAAAGAAATGCACCAATGCGCTGAAGATGTCAAAACTAAGGGTTCAGAGAAGCGGGGCCCTGAATATTGGGAAGCTTGGCTAAGCAGCAAGGGCGATTCCCATCAGGTAGCAAAGTCGCTAGGCGTGACATACGCTACGGTCGTTGAGCATGTTAGAAGCCAATCAAGGGCAAACGGTTTTGCTTCTATTTCCCATGCACGAAAGGAACTAGGCTTTAAGCTAAGGCCAAGCCTAGGGGAGCAGAACGTAGAATCGCGAGACCTGAAAACCCTACTTGAGGTTCAGGGCTATCGATGCGCCTTGTCAGGCAAAAAGCTCACACCTGAAACGGCGGAACTAGATCACAAAACACCTGTTGCAAAGGGCGGAACAAATGCCATTGGCAACTTGCAGTGGCTTGACAAGCATGTCAACAGGGCGAAGGGGACAATGGATAACGATAGCTTTGTTGCGATGTGCAAAGCTGTTGCGTCTAGTGCCCCCGGTCGAACGGGTCCTTCCAGCCGATGACCTACTTTACACGCAGATCATTAGCCCAGTAAAGCAAGTGAATTTCTTGCTTGCCTAGCCCGTT